GGCGCGACCACGATCAATAATAACCTCTACATCTATCCCGGCAGCGGCACGAAAATTGAATCATACAACCAGGGCGGAATACCGGCGTGGATAACCGATGGAACGCTATTTTATTTAGGCACATCGGCAACAAAAAACGCGCTTGCTCTTGGCGACAATTTAAACACGTCGAACAATCAATTAAATGTCAACGGGGGAATGAACGTCAGCGGAAACGATACGGCGGTAAATTTTTACGGCACAACTTTTAATGGTACTTTTAATGGTACGGGAAACTTTGGAAGCTGTTCAATTTCGTCAGCAAATATTAATCATGGATCTGTTCAAACCGATTTTTTAATTCTTAAACAATCAATAGAGGATAGTGTTTATATTTCAGGAAATGCTACAACGATTAATTTGAATACCAGTGGGGGAAGTTTACCTTATCCAGTATATTCGGTGAGTTCAGCGTCTTTAATTACTATTGGATTTACAAATATTCCTGGTACAAGTAATCCACATCATTGCTTTGAATTTATTGTAGCAAATATCGGAAGTTCTTCGGTAAATTTAACTTTAACAGGCACTACTGCTGGATTAGCTGGTGGTACTACGGCAAGGATTTTGTGTATAAATGGCGGAATTTATATGGAGCATTAACCAAAGCATCCGTTTTCGTTGATTTCCCAAGTTATTTCTTTGGACATAGAGAGATTCTTTCATTATAAAAAACATAAAGAAAATTTTCAATAGCCGATATTTCAGAACGGAGTTTTATCAAATGCGCGTGGGCTTTAACCTGTTCTTTTCCACCCTGATGGGCAATCAGAAAAAGTGTTCCTTCACGCTCCGTTTGTTTTTCGGATTGAAGAATAAGGGCCATTTTTTCAACATCGGATTTTGTCATAACTGATTTACGCATATAAAAACTGAGAGCATCAATGCGATCTTTAACCAAAACAACATCTCGAAGGCGTTTGACTTCATTCCATTGCATTTCGTATTGCCGATATGCAAGATCAAAGGAGTCTATGACAGCACGTTCCGAAGCGGTCAAGGTTTTTATTGGTTCCAACTTTTCAACGATTGGAGCGGGGGCCGGTAAACTCGCGGCGATCTTTTCCGCCTTTTGCGCAGCGGCGACAGAGTCTTCATATTGTTCCATTGTAAGGTCAGTAGCAAAAATATTACCGACCAGAATAAGCAGGGCCACGACGGCGACGACACCGAACAGGCCGGTAAAACCGGCGAGAGATTTGAGGGACATACGATACCTCCAATGGTTAAAATGATAAAATTAATCCTTAATCAAATCGGTAATATTGATGCCATTTTTGCGGTCTTCGTCAGAAATTTCGCAGCCGGACACGTCGCCCCTGATGCCGGTCACGTCGCCCCTGATGCCGGTCACGTCGCCCGTGATGCTGGACACGCCGCCCGTGATGCCGGACACGCTGCCCGTGATGCCGGTCACGCTGCCCGTGATGCCGGACACGTCGCCCGTGATGCTGGACACGCTGCCCGTGATGCCGGACACGTCGCCCCTGATGCTGGACACGTCGCCCGTGATGCTGGACACGTCGCCCGTGATGCCGGACACGCTGCCCGTGATGCCGGACACGTCGCCCGTGATGCTGGACACGTCGCCCGTGATGCCGGACACGCTGCCCGTGATGCCGGACACGTCGCCCCTGATGCCGGTCACGCTGCCCGTGATGCCGGACACGTCGCCCCTGATGCTGGACACGTCGCCCGTGATGCTGGACACGTCGCCCGTGATGCTGGACACGTCGCCCGTGATGCTGGACACGCTGCCCGTGATGCCGGACACGTCGCCCCTGATGCTGGTCACGCTGCCCGTGATGCCGGACACGTCGCCCGTGATGCTGGACACGTCGCTCCTGATGCTGGACACGCTGCCCGTGATGCCGGACACGTCGCCCCTGATGCTGGACACGTCGCCCGTGATGCTGGACACGTCGCCCGTGATGCTGGACACGTCGCCCGTGATGCTGGACACGTCGCCCGTGATGCTGGACACGTCGCCCGTGATGCTGGACACGTCGCCCCTGATGCCGGTCACGCTGCCCGTGATGCCGGACACGTCGCCCCTGATGCCGGTCACGTCGCCCCTGATGTTATCATGAGCACCAGTAATTTTAATGCCATTGACAATATGATAAATTTCATTTTCAATTTTTATAAGATTTTTGATCATGGTGTACTCTCCTTTAAAAAGTGTGAAAAGATGTTACCGATATATTATATTATGTTCATGAGCGCGTTGAAGCATGAAAACTCGGAATTTTCCGAACCGCGAGCCATTCCCGAAAAATGTTTTGACATTGCGCCGAAAAGGTTCGGTTCTCGTTTTCTGCGATTTCCATTATTTCTTTTTTCGATTCCGTATCGATTCGTATGTGGATTACTTCGGATTTTTTACTCATGGTTTTTATCCCCTCTTCTTAGGTTTTGTTATAAGTATAACACCAATTTCAACAAAAGTCAACACTTATTTATCTTTTCTAAGGACTCCTATGGCCCAATAAAAATAAGCTGAGTCGTCCCGCTCACCCCAGCGGGTTAAATCAACATCAAAAAAGTGAGTATGACGCGATGACAGAAGAAAGAAGACACAGGCCCCCGCGAAGATCTGAAGACTATGACCGGCGCTGTTGCGACGAAATCATCGAAATATCTGCCAAAGTCGAAGCATTGGAGGAAAAAATGAGCCGGGAAGTTACCGATCGAGAAAAAGCGGACACGGAAATGGCTACAATATCGGACAAGGTGCATGTATCTAAAATGAGCCGGGGGCAACTAATTTTCACATTGTTCTCTACGTTAACCATGGCTGCGGGCGCGTTTGGATTCTTCGCGATACATATACAAGAAAATGCGAAAGTGGAAAATCGCGTGACCCTCGCGGATAGTGCCATAGCTAACGTTAGAGTCGAGGTAGCTGACCTCAAGTCCCGGACAGAAAATTTGAAACTCGTTCCACGCATGAGTGTTGTAATGGACACTCTGCTTGTAGCAATCAGAAATGCCAACTCAAAGCACGGTAAATAAAGTATGTTATATTGCGATGGAGGTGGTTGCATGAACCGACAAGCAATCGAAGGTCAGTTGAAAATTGACGAAGGCATAAGGCTTGCAACTTACGCTGATTCGGTTGGTAAGCTCACCATAGGGATAGGGCACTTAATTATTCCCACAGATCACATTTTACAAGGGGACGCCATCTCCCCGGAGCGCTGCGAAGCGCTTTTTAAATCCGATCTTGACACCGCAATCGCAGGCGCAAAAGACATATTCCCTAAATTTAACTATTTCAGCGACAATCTTCAAGGCGCCATTGTGAATCTTGTTTTTAATTTAGGAACGACAGGCTTGAAGAAATTTAAGAAATTTGTCGCCGCAATAAATGACGATGAAGACGAAACGGCGGCCAAAGAACTGGAAAACAGCAAATGGTACGCTCAGGTTGGCAACCGCGCCAAAAGAATTGTAGAGATTGTTCGGGGCTGTGCTACGCCATACGAGGAAGAAGAAGGGTACTATGCCTGACGACGACATGGAAGACTTTTTGAACGAGCTGGAAAGTGATCTTCCGCTTCCCGAGGCGATAAAAAAAATGAATTTGGTACTTGGCGGTAATGAAAGCTTTGACGGGCCGTTTGTTGGCCCTTGCGATAAATTTTAACTTTTAAACAGGAGGATGTATGCGGTATACGAAAACTCAGGCGTTGATGATTGTCGGCGGAATGTTTATTATGGCAACAATGATTTCCGCAGCGTTCGCAGATACCGACGGATTCACACAATTGCTCAATCTCCTGCATGCTCCGGCATGGGCAGGATGGATTGTCAGCTTTATTATTGGCAGCGGGGTTCTTGGGGGATTCACGGCTGTTGCAATGGCCGTTCGAGATTTGATTAACCATACTGTCAAACTTGTGGATATAATTAAAAAAGAGAACGTAAGCACTGAGGCAAAAGAAGAAGCGAATGGCGCTCTTGATGCAATAATGATTATCATGAGCAAGATACCACTTCCGTTTGTTCGCAGCAAAATTCCGTTTGTGCAAAACGCGAAGATTAAAATAGACGAACTCCCAAGTGCTACCATTGTAATCACCCCTACGCCTATCAATGGCGGTTCCGCACCTCTTGAACGGATTTATACCAATACGCAGCCGATACCGCCATTAGAGCAACCCGTGATTACTCCGATAGCCCCGACAGCGGCCCCCGTTGATCCTGTAGCTGGACAGGTGGGGTAAAACATGAAAAACATTATCGCGATAGTCGGTGCGCTATTTCTTTGCGTTCAAGCTCCGGTTTTCGCAAAGGATGATTTCAGCCATCCTTTCGATTACCTTTTCAGCGTGCGGCCATTACAACAGGGCATAGGTATTCAGGCGGAATCGGGGGGCGTATGGGAACTGAAACCTACGGCGGCACAGGCATTGCTTGAGGTCAAACGATCGTCTGCTGGAACCTTCCAGGCTTCAGCGCTTACAGGGACCGGAGGCGGGCTCACGTACCAGCGAACCATTGTTGTGAATGGAGAGAATTATTCGTCTTTCTCCGTGTCGCTTCTCGGGCTATTCGGCCCGGTTTTTCCCGGCGCTTCGAGCGTGGATTTTAGCGGCGCCATCGGGGCGAGCGTACTTAACAACCTTGTAGGGGTATACGCCAAATGCGACGGCGTAAAATGGTCGATGTTGATAGCGGCCAATATAAATATCTTCAACAACTGAGGCGAAGATATGACCCTGACGGTGGATGAAAGCTTCATTTACATGGATTGGATTAAGGCGTTTTGTAAAAAGAATAACTGCAAGATTGTAATTCAGAAGCAGAAAGATAAGTGCCTTTAAAATTTCTATGGGGATGACGCGCATTATTGAGTAATTCCACATTCTTTGCAATAAGCATGCTGTAAATCATTACTACCGCACGACACACAGCGTGGCGTACTTTGCTCTGTTGTAGGTGCTACACCCGCCAGAGTACACCCCGCTGTATGCCGCATCTTAGCCACAATTTCAGTAACCCTGCCGTAAGCCGAAACACGTCTATCGTTAAAATCCTGAAGCTCTGTAGCAAGAGTGGCAATTTCAGCCTTTAGCTGTTGGCTGTCTGTAGCGGCCAACTCCGCTGTATTCTGAGGCGCGACTCTTTGGTTTGGGTTGATTTGGCGACAATGCTGCTTATTCCAATTGTTAAGCTTAACTGGTTTAGCCCTCATTGGACATCTTTTAGTACGACAACTCACGGTTAGCCAATCATCTGGTTGATTCGGAATTTCTCCGCAAAACGGGCATGGATAAACCATGTGAACTTCTTTTTTATTTTGCATTGTCGCGCCTTGCACGAAGTTCCGCGCATTTCTTAGTTCCAAAAGTAAACCCATAGTTACATATCGGGACTGGGTGTTGACACTCCGCACACTTGCGCGGATGGTCGCAAATTTGCGCTGCTTCAGCCGCCATGCCTGTGTTGGTGGATGTGCCTGCCGACTCCGAAGAATCAGCGGGCGGTTGATGTTTGATTTGCAAAACGAGTTCATTTACAAGTAAGAGTTGCGACGGCAATAGCCCTTTTGCGTTACGCATGAGCCGAACGAACGGGGCTGGTTTTGTGCGAAGGTTTTCGCGCCGCCTCATAATAATGGGCTTTTCCGCAATAACGTCCATTTTCGTCAGTAGGATCTCTCTTAACCATTTTTCAACTCCTTTATACAGGCTTCCCGCAAATCGGACACGTTTTTATCAACTTATCTAAATGATGCTTAAAAAAATTAGTAGCCTCGCAGCATGGCATAATTTGTTTGTTAGGTGCCGGATTTAAAACTTCAGACAGCTTTGAACATGGTGGATAACCGTCAGTAAAATCAAGTAAACACTGCTTAATCATGTTGTCTTTACATTTACGGCAAATATATTTGTCCATTTCAAATCTTGCCGCTTCCATAATGTTCTGCGGGCGCATTCAAAAAATATTCGTTCTCTTCGTTAGACTCTTTGCCAACGCCACGGCCCACTTCCACCCCGGATCGAGTTTGGAAAATAGTTGTGTATGGATAGCTTCCCCTGACAGATAACGTAACGTCAAGTGGGCCGATTACTGAATAAAATTTTTCCTTAGTTACTGCAACCATTTTTCCTCCGTTGCGCCCGCCTATCAAAAATTTCTTAAGGCGAGCATTTCAACTAACGTCTCGCCGCACCGCTTGAAGTGCGGTACAACTGCATATTATTCAAACCGCATTTCAAGCTGCGGCTGTTGTGCGATGTGCTCGCCGTTTCCGCTGCATTCTGCGGGAGCGTCTTCTCCGAAAAGTTCGACTTGCGAGATACGCTCGACGGCAATTTCACAATAGTCGCGTTCAATTTCAATTCCGACCGCCTTGCGCCCCATGCGTTTTGCAGCGACCAGCGTGCTACCTGAACCCATGAATGGATCAAATATCGACCCGCCCACATTACAGCCAATTAACTGAGAAAGCAAATTGGTCGGCTTCTCAGTCGGATGCAACAGTTTTGCCGGTGGCACCCTTTCGCAAAAGATAACGTCGGCGGGTCTTCGCGTGAATTGATGATCAGGCCCCGGATAGAACAGGCACGCCTCCCACATACGGCCATAAGCATGTTCAAGGTCTCCCGCCGACCAGTTATTCTTCGCCCACACGATGCAGCTTTTAGCTGGCGGAAGGCTTGCAAGGTTGTCCCACCGGCAAAACAAATAACAGCACCGTTTCGCCTGCAGAAGCTTCGCAACAACGTCAACAGGATAAGTTTCATCGCCGACCAATTTGCTATGCGGGTTACCATACTTATAATGCCCCGAATGGTACTCCATACCATACGGCGGGTCGGTTAGCACGATATCGAAAGGCGCAAGGCTATCAATCAACTCGCGACAGTCCGCATTGTAGATTGTGATTTGTGAATCTTCGTAAAATGGTTTCATTCTTTTGTCTTTCGCGCCCGCCTATAATTCATGGATTTTACGGCGATCATTTTGCACAACGTATATTGTCCGAAGTATATACTACTTTCTTAGATGTTCAATCGAATGGCACCTGTTCCAAGCGAAACGTTTTCTTTTTTTGCCTCTCGATGTAAAAGATATTTTAGCGCGTACGCAACCGATCCAGTTTCAGCAAGTTTACACCCTGTTCTTAAAGACAGCGCCCTGGCGTATCTTTTTTCTTCTAAAGTTAGTCGTATGGTTGTTATTTTTGATTTCATGTATACTAATATACCGCAATACACAATAAAAGTCAATAGTATTTATTTATTTTTTTTTACCCTTAATTTTCGTGCCGATATAGGGGCACACTACCCTATTTATCTGTTTCTTACTCGTAAACACACAGGGGTGAAACGCCTCACACCCTTCCACGTAGGGGCATGCCCATCGCGATCCACCGTTCAGCACAAGAACCCCGCGCAACACTCCGTCGCTTGTGTACCATTCCCCTTGAGTCGGCATTCTCGCAGTTAGGCAATAATGTTCTCCCGCAACGGAGTAGTAAACGTACTGCTTTACATGCCGTACTTCTTCGTTGGCAATTGCCAGTTCAAGGTTTTCCTCAAGATCGGCTTCCTTCTCTTCTTTGGTTTTCACTAAAGTCAGGAATTAGCTTAAAATTCTGTCCGGGTTGCGTCATATTCTTCCTTAATCAAATTTTTAAAATTCATTGTTTCTTTGTCAAAAATCACATTGTAATATCCAGTACCGCCATTTTTGTTTTTTGCTATAATTATTTCCGCAATTCCTTTTTTATCTGAATCGCGCTTGTAATATTCTTCGCGATATATAAAAATCACCTTGTCCGCGTCTTGTTCGAGGCTACCAGAATCTCTCAAATCAGAAAGTATGGGTATTGGGGGATTCCGCATTTCAACTGATCTCGACAACTGACAAAGAGGCATAATCGGAACACCTAGTCGCAACCCAATATTTTTTAACCCCGCGCTTATTTGAGAAATTTCTTCATTGCGAGATCGGCCGCCTTTAACTTGGATCAATCCCAGGTGGTCGATTATTATCAATTTAATGCCAAAGCGTTTAGTATAGGCCTCCGAAACGCTTTGAATGTGCCCTATTGTAATATCTGGCGAATCGTCCAAATAGATAGGAAATTCCATAGCTTTACCAGAAAGTGCGGTCATAGCCTCAAGCTCGCTAAAATTTCCACGAATAGCTTTTCCATAAGAAGTATTTGTTTCGGCAAAAACTATTCTCCCACACATTACATTTTTAAGGGTTTCCAAGCTAAAAATTAAAACCGGATATCCATCCTTTGCGGCCTGTCGAGCAATCTGATTCGCCAGCGAGGTTTTACCCATGGATGGCCTTCCAGCAAGCAAAACGTATTCTCCTGGCATAAAAACTCCAAAATCTCGATCTACATCCACCAATCCGGTTTTAATGCCTTCACCAAGTTGCAAAATCTTAAATTGGTTATACAAGTCCGGCATTATTTCCATAATCGATTGCGGCTTGTTGGCCTTTTGCTCGATCGGGTTTAACTCAACCATTAAATTTTCAGCTATGGATAACGCGGAGGCGTCAAAATCCTCGCATAGTTGCATTTGAGCGAGTTGTAGTGCTTTTAACTGCCGCCTACGGTATGCGCGTTCCTGGAGCGTTTGAATATAATATTCAAGATTTTCGCTTGATGCACTATTTCCGGCAATTTCGGCTATCATTTCTGCGTGCTGCGGGAATTTATCGGCCAGAATGACCATATCGGTGATTAAAGAGTCAACCATGAACGAAAAAACTTTAGCGTGATCTGTAGAGTAAAAGTCCGAAACCTTGATTTGCGCCGAATATTTCAAAAAGGTTTCGCGGGATATTAAAAATGATGCCAATATTGCACGCTCAATGTCTAAGCATTTTGGCGGGATTGTTTCAGAGATCACTAATTGCGCCTTTCGTATGGGTTTGATGTATCGGCAAGTTTTGTTTGGGGTTCGTCTTCCCATCTCCGCTGGTTTAAGTATGTAGCTGGCAGGGGAATAAATTGTCCGCTATCTTTATTCCATTGCTCAGATTTCTTTTGCCATTCCAGGGCCATTTTGATTTTTACAAGAGATTCTGTCGGAGCCGATATTTTATTCCATATTTTTTCCGCTGCCCCTTTACCTACTTTTTTTGGATATAGTTTCCAAAATTCATCAAAAGAAGAAAGTACCAAAGAAGAAATAATACAAGAGTCTTCTTCATTCTTTATTCTCTGTTCTTTATTCTCTGTTCTCTGTTCTTTATTGACCTCAAGTTGAGGGCAATTAGAGGTCAACTTGACCTCAAATCCATAATCGATTGTGTTTTCACAATTTACGTTTTTTCTAAACGTTTCGTACACGGAATTGTGGAATCTATTTTTGAGATTCAAAACCGAATAATGAAAAGAAATGTAGTTCACTAAAAACCATTTTCCGTTATCCAAAACAATAATCCGCTGCTTTTCGTGGTTGGCAAGTTCGAGAAATTTGTCTTTGTGAATTTTGTGTCCGCTGATTTGCTCGAAGCGCTTAAAATTGGGACGCCAGAACCCGGCATGATCGCAACGGTCTTTAACATAAAACCAAAAAAGCTGGTATGGCCCCTCAAGATCGATGAACCAATCCTCGTCCCAAATTTCTGTGTCTGTGTAGCGTTTTGACATTTTTTAAAAAAGCTTGGCCCCGTACTGAATCGGCTAAGAATAAATATATTTTTTCTACCTGCGCAACTATTTTTTTAGTTTTTCATCTATCCCCGGAAACCGCTTTAACAATTCCGCCATCGCTGCCTCATATTTGAGGCGCTCCGGTTGGTTTATAGGATACGCCATGGTACAACCGTAGCCTCTGCCATCAAGCATGTCGCGGCATTGGTGGTATATACGCTCTGCATCTTCGCGGGTCATGCCTGCGCCTCCCAAAAATTGTTTATTTTTTTCACAACGTTGAATGCCGAGAATACGGTCTGGTATTGCTCACAAAAGATTTTCCATTTTGCGTTCCAAGCGGGCCGTGCAAAACCCTTGACTTCGTGTATTTCTAGTTTGCCGTCAGGGAGTACGACAAGGAAATCGGGTTTGATATGCGTCCGACCTGCGAGGCGGATCGAAAATGGTTCATAGTACCACGCCTTGATAACGCCACAGCCCTTGCGTTTTTCGAGAAACCCCGCGTATTCCCTCTCCCAATTGTTTTTGTATCGGTCTAAAGGTTTGCGCTTGGGAAGGGGCAGCTCCGAAACCTGAGCGTTACCCTTTGTATAAGACTCATATTCTTCCTCTGTCCACCGTGCCGCTTTGGTCATTATCACTCTCCATCAATTTAAAGATTATTGGCTTCCCGTAGCTTTTACAATCTTCGTTGTAGCACAAGGCCGCAACCCTGGCAATCCCGGCAACAATCCATATGTTTCCTTGAGCTGCCAGGCGCGACGCACAATAGGGGCAGTCCATGATTAAAATGGAAGCGAATATTCGTCACTATAAGGGGGCGGTGTTTCGCCATCGCTTATAACCTCTCCCTTTAGTGGCAAAGGTTTACGACAAACATAATCTACCACTATGTTTTTGTCGGGGTAGGCGTCATCTTTGCTTTTTTGTATACCAATTTTTGCCTTGCCTACTTTACCATGTAGCTTGACCGAACTGAGTTGCCCCGACTGATAAAGGTCAAGAATGCCAAAAGAATCACAGCAGTGGCGAAGTTTTGCAGGCATGCCCTCAAGAAGATAATCGTATAGGTGGCAACGAATGCGGTCACCTTCCCACACCCCGACTTTAACCTCAATCATTTCATTCCCGCTCTTACTTATCTTGTCAACAGCCGACAAAATCTCAACATCGTAAATAGCTGCTGGCAATAGTGTCCGGCATTCGTTTTCTGATCTTGGCGTGAAATTCATTTACTTACCTCCTTTTAATTTTTTGTTTAATCTTGACAACATTTCATCGGCTTGCTTATCGGTCAGTTCGTCCCATTTGTCTGCGCCAAACTTTGTTAGAAACTTTTCGCAATCATCAGAAGAGACCTTTATAAGATCAACAAGGCGGATAATTTCTGCAACCTGTTCGGGCTTTGCAAGGGTGATCGTTTGCGTGGCGCTCTCAATAAAGTTTTTCCCGTAGCGCTCGCCAAATGTCGCGTATTCCAGTGGAAATGTTTCGCCTTGCGGAAAGCCGAGAAGTCTTGACTTGTGAACTACGGCTACAGCCGGGTAGGCGCTTCCCCGCCTGACAACACGGAGGGCAAGATCAAGTTCGTAAGAAGTTTTATCCCACACGTCCGCAATCTTGCCTATTTCTGTACGCTGTCCGTTGAGTTCCCCCCATTCAGCTATTTCGTGAGCGATAAAAAGAACATTCATGTCGAGCTTGCTTGTCCAGTTTATTAAACGCCTCATCCAAACTATCGCCGGCTTTTTGCTTGCACCAAAAGCGTCTTTGTTGCCGAGGCGCTCCGCCTCATTGGCAATCGCAGTTTGGTAAACCTTAGTTATGCTGTCAATGACGAGCGTTTTATATGGGTGCTTTTCGGTTGCTAACGCTTGCATTTGGTCAATAATGGTTGCAAAATCAAGCGACCCTTCTTCTGGTCCCATGTATGCCCCGTTGGCAGCTTTTAACCGCTCCTGATAATGCTTAAGATCGGCTCCTCCTTCGGTGTCAATATAATATGGATTTGGGAAGCTAAGAGAAAACCACGTTTTGCCTGCCCCTGAACTTCCGAACATCAGCATTTTTGTTTTTCCTGGCTCTACTGACTCAGGGTCTTTCCCCTTTAATTTAGACATACCACCTCCTCAAAAGCGTTGGGTTTAGAAAATTTACCATTTTTAAATGGCCAATCTTGTTTTCAGTGATCCGCGCCGATTGTACATATCAATGCGGCTATCTGTTTCTTGCTGTTGGCCGGCTTTGTTAAATATAAACGAAATCGCTCTCAATATCCTCAATGTCAAAAATATCAAAAATTGGATGTCGCGGCTCCGGCTTTTCCTCAAGATTAAATTCGTCGCCGTCGTCATCGTCGTCATCGTCGTCATCGTCGGGCACCATGTTGTCATATTTCCGTTGTGCGTCGCGCATTGCGTGTGCTTGGTTCCGCTGGTAATAAATCATCGCTACATCTCCTCCTCAGCTAAAATTTTTATTATCTCCTCTTGTACTTTCCTGTTTATAGCGTATCCAGCATATACGCTCCGTAGGTATGCCGGGCTATACGGCGCCGGGCGTATCTTGCGCTTGTTAAGGACGGAAGCAAGCGCCGTCCAGTCTATTTTAAGCGTTTTTACTTTTCTGTCCATTTAGATGTCTTACCTCCTTTTTAGTAGTAATTAAAATACTACCAAAACCACAAAAAAACAAGGACTATTTTATTTTAATTCAAGTGTTGTCTGTAAATGGTTTTCTTCTGGCGCTACGGGTTTTTTATCACCCAAAACCGGAACGCGCGTTTTTGCTATTTTGATTTTTGCGCTGATTTTGCCGTCGTAAATGCGTATGTATCCGCAAACCTGGATGCGCATTTTAGCAAGGGGGTTGACCATTTAATTCTTCCTCGCCTTCCTGTAAGAATATAGCGCCGCTTGTTCCTCTTTTTTCTCGCGGTCACGACGCTTCTTATCATAGTGGTGAACGATTCTCCGCCGCGCTTCTTCGCGCCCCATAAAAGGATCATTAGGTTTAATCATCATAGTACATCTCATGGCGCATGTGCAAAAAACATTTTACCGCAAGCTTCAAAAGACACCATGCCGCAAAAATCAACGCAACACCGACAACAGAGAGATACATCGGTTAATGCCCCTTTCGGATTGAGTACACTATGATATGTTTTTTTGTGTTGGTGGTTAGTTGCTCTTTGTGAACGTAAAGCCCGGATTTCGGAACGACCGTTCGCAGATAATGCTTGATTTCACATATCCTTTTAGCAAGTGATATGCATCGAAATGAATAAACCGCTTGCAAAGATGTTAATGTGTGCCCCGGAACAATTAGATGGTCGAATATTTTTTGGGTTTGTGGCTTCATTCCCGTGTGTGGCTTTTGTTTAGGTGTTGACTTAATAGGAACGCGAAACGTGCCTTTGGGGAGACACCAGTTTACGTGTGGGTTGCCTTTTTTAAACTGAACAATCTCGTCATAATATGGACTCCACTTACTATCTAACAAAATTTCCGTATCTTCGGGCAAGAGTTCGCCACGCTTAATGCTTCTGTATTTCATAGTTTTTCCCCTTTGTCGGCTTGGTGAACATCGTAAAAATGGATTGCAAGAATTACTCCAATGAAAAAAACTGCAATTAGCGCAATACTAAGCCAAAATGGGACATGGTTCATTATTAACCTCCTTAAGGGTTATTGTTGAGTTATCCCCTGCGAGCCGCCGCATTTCGAGGACGTCGGATCGACGTAGTCCGGTAAGTTCAAATAAAAATTGTTGCGTATCGCGATCGCTTGGCAGTTCGTGGGCTTGTGATTTGTACGACTGGCGCTCCGGCGTCTGGCCGCCCTGGTGTTTCCCGGTAGATTTGTGCCATCGATTACCCATGATTATTTGCCTCCTTGTTTTGGCATCGGTTCCCACTTGAGAAATAGCGCTTTTGATGATAGGCATTCGTTGCATGGCGAGTCTCGGAATCTTGAGTTCTTGTATTTGCAGTTAAGGCAGGTTTTGTTTTTGAGCCTCTGCCGGGGATAAATCCCCGCAGATTCCTGACAAGAACTACGCGACATGGCGCAATCCTTTCTCGTGGGCGGCACCCGCCCCGGCATTTAGG